TCCATCATACGGAAATGCCAGAACTCACGATCCGTAATAAGCATGTCACGGAACGCCATATTTTCTAGTTCAAACATTTTGAATCGCTCTTCGTCCACTTTAGTCTGGTGCATAGCCCATTCTTCTACCATGGAACGATAGTCTTTTTTAAAGAACGATTCTATCTCGGGAAGTGATTTAAGACTTTCAGGATTTAGTGCTTGCTGAGCTTCTTCTGATTCTGGGTCCATACCCATCTCAACCATCTTAATAACCATCTTCTGCTGAGCTTCTGTAAGCAACGCATTCTCAATCATAGCGCGTTTTTGCTCCATCATCTCATTGTAAGAGTAGTCATCTACAGCTCTAAACATCACCTTTGCAGATCTCTTAGCAAATTCCCCAGTCATCAAATTAATAACGTTAGGAATAATGGGGTAGAATTTTAGCTCTAATGCTGTCTGATCCTCCTTTGTTAAAGTTTCAATAAGATCTGCATATTCATTATCATCCTCAACTATATAGTCTGTACGGTCAATAATTCCTTTAGCAAGCTTGTAATTCTTCAGAAGTTTACGAGAATTACGACGGATTTGTTTAATCCCCTGCCACTCTAACCAATCCATATTATTCGCTCTCCACTGGTCATCCTTAGCAGATAGGGGTAAAAACTGAATAGGCTGCGTAATGGTACCCAGCTTATTATATTCAGCTTTCTTACCTGATTTTAAATCTAACGCGTTTAGTATCTGCATGATTATGAATTAGTTGTAGCGTAATAAACTACGCTTCCAGTTGATGATACGTAAACATACTCACTAGGCATAGTAGCAGTGCTTTCGTAGATGTACATCCTATCTCAAATTTTTAAATGGTGAGCGGGGTTTAGACATATTAGAACTACTTGGTCCTGAACCTCCTAAATGTCTAAAGGGACTCAATTTTAATTTATGACTTTTTTGCGACTTTTCCAAATTTGTGTTAGCTTCAAATCGCTTCTGATACCCTCTATTAGACTGTTGCACCTTCGCAAACGCTACAAGTGCACAGAATGCTACTAAACGGTCTACGTTTAAACCTTCATGGTATGCCTGCATTTCCTTAAGAAGCATTATGTCTGGAATACGCTCCACTCCATAAGTAATCTTAGTGATATTCCCAGCTTCATCAACCTCTTGGTCTATTTCTTCTGTAAGGTATTGAATACCATAGGATAAGAGATGCTGTTTAAATAGCGTACCTGTATTCTTCCATCCATATGTTTGATATACGTTAGCATTTGATCCTAAGTCTTTTAGGAAGAGTATTTGATCTTTTGGTACAAGATAACGCTGCTTCTTTCTAGAAATCATATACTGGATGAATAGAGAGATGTTATTCTCCACTATTGTCCAAGCGTTGTACCACTCAATCATTATCTCTAAACGCTCGTGTGTTTTATTAATATCGTCAAATCTCCCGCACCAGCTAGCTACTATTCTATCCTGTTCTACAAAGGTTTTACGTTCTCCAAAGTTGTCCTCCCTTGTCACCTCCACCGGATTCTTATAAATAAATATAGAACACAGTGAGTCTGAAGTGGTTGTCTTTCCTTCTCCTACAGGGTCAATTGAAGCATAATACATACCAAACTGCGGATTTACAACAGGTCGCTCCCACACTACAATCGATCCTTCTTTATTCTCTGACTTCTTAGATATTGGAAATTCAGATATGGGAAGCTTATTAGTCTCTTTTGCTATAATCTTTCCATGCTCATCCCTACTTACATCTAAGATTTCATATCCATATTCTTTATCCTCAATACGCTGTAACTGTTTAGAAACTAAATGCTGAGGAAACTTAGACTCTTTCCTAAAAGCAAATGCTTCTTCAATATTTGTAGGTTTCTGGGATATACGTAACTGATAGTTCTCTGGGTTAAGCTCTTTCTTCCAACGCTCGCGTTCTTTCTTAATTGCTTCTAATGCTTCTTTAATCTGAGAGTTCCCATATTGATCTATAAATGGAGGCATACTCCACTGCTCAGGAATAAAGAGTCCACTTCTACCTATTGTTCCTTTAGAATCCATAAGCGATGTTTCCACCGCTAACATATCATATGTATCTGGATTTAAGATAAACTGCTTTAATGGGTCACACTGATCCAGATCACCCACAGATCCTGCAGCAATAAACACTCCTGTTGTAATCATACCAGATTGCATAGCAGGACGCATATACTCATATGTCTGATCCATCTTAGGTGCGATACCAGCCTCTTCATGGAAGAAATACGTTACAGGACCACCGACACCAGCTGTCGCATCTTTCTCAAAAGATGTTCCTTGTAACACTGAGAATAATCCTTTGTATGTGTCACGTCCATTCATTCTCACCTTAATACGCTGCTGCCATGCTAACACCTTATCTGGATCATTAGGACGATACCATGCGGTGTGTTCATTCAAGAAGTTTTTATATTCATTAAGCATTCTCCACGTACCCTTCTCAGAGATGTAGTCTTTAAGACTAGCACCAATCTTTAGAATAGCTCCTTGCTCAAACCAATATGCGTTAATTAACTTTCCTGCGTGAAAATAGGATGATGCTATCTGACGTTTCTTTAGAATAGGACAATGCTTGTATTCAAGTTCTGCTAAACATTCATACAAAGCCATGTGATACTGCGCATCTCTCACCTTAGCAAAGTCAAATCTAGATTCTTCCTTATCATAAATGGGAAGAAAGTTTAACCACATGTAATAATCACGTGTAAGATACCAAGTGTGACTACCATTTTTATAGATGACACCAGTTCTACATTTATTCTTCTGATCGTCCCAATATTTTATGTAATCCTTTGTGCGTATAGGAGCATTACAGTAATATCCCTCCTTTTGAAATGTTCTAGCTTGTTCATTAAATAGAAATGAGGTGTTATCAAAATGATAACCCTCATCTGGACCAGCATCTTTAAATAAGCTTCTTACAAATGCTTTCCAATCATCCCTAGATGCAAAGTCTGTTGTAGTCCATTCACCATTTTCCCATGTAGGAACTGATATGTAATGCGTTAAATTCATTTATCAAGCATACTCTTTATCTTAGAGACATCTCCTTTCACCTTATGTAATATCTCTAGAATAGTACTAATCTCCGAACTCTTTAATATTTTAGAGTCGTTAGCATTTTTCCAATACTCTAGATAACTGTCTCTAGGTATAGCGTACCACACTCCTTTGAAAGGATTAAAGTGGAATATCCAATTATGAAGATACTCTCTGTCTTCCATTTTGCTTCTTATTTAAAAGTTTATATACCTTGTCTCTATAGTTTTCAAAGTGACGCATTGCCACCCATTTACCTAGCACACTCCCAATTATATACCCCACCATCACTCCCCAATTTCCTTTAAACATACTGTCTATTGAAAAATATACAGATGCAATTGATATGAGATTAATCCATACAGAGTTAAATAATAATGCTCTCACCTTGTTTTCATACGTGTATTTAATCTCCATTGTTTTAAAAATATTAAATAACACTTGGAGAAAAAATACTAATATATACACTCTCATTTCTTTCTTAGTTGCTTTATTATGTCTATAACTCCAAAGATAGCAACTAAAATTAGGATTAATAACAATCCTGGTACAAATGTTTTACTTGCAAAATCACTGATCATACGCTAAGTTTTGTCCACCTCTTACAGTAGATTGTTGTTCTTCCATTAAATCTTTATACACTCCTTTATACGACTGTCTAATTGCATCAAAGTCTTTTGCAATACGTCCTATCTGTGCAATATTACCATCTCGTCCATCTGTAATCTGTGTACTAGACATATAGCGAGCAATATTATCCAATGCTTTCTTAATTCCATAATATGCTCGAGAGGTTTCTGTCTGGTACATTTTCTCACAAAGCTTTAATGCTCTTACAATCATATCTTCTTCTGTACTAAACTCAGCGTCTATTTCCTGCAATATCACCTCTTCTTTTTCCTCCTCTGGAAAATGAAAGAAGGGGTTAAGATCAGGATTAGGACAGGTCATATAGAATAAATACGTGTATATCTTAATGTGGTCATCTGGATATGTGTCCATTATATCTTTTAAGAACTTCATAGTGTAGCAATGCTCTGATGCTACCACTCTTCCGTTCTGTATATCAAATAGTCTAATCATTTTCTTTCTTTGTTAAATCGTAATAGTATGAATCACCATCATCGCTCACCCATTTATCTGAAACAGTTTCTACAGATAGCAAATGGTCATCCACTTTAATTTCTTTAGGGTCAATAGGAAAAGGTTTTGTCACCCAGTTAGAATCTTTCCAATAAATACGGTTGTTTGGTTGACATAATAAATAACCATTATCAGCTACCAGTACATGCCCACATTTATAGTCTGAAGGTTCATCAGAATAACTATTCTTATACCAATCCACAGTAAATAGATAGGTAGCCCACACCTTTACACCATCTCTTAATACCACCTGACAGCGTTTTTCATACAAGTAGTCATATGTAATTACAGATACGTTCTCAGAAAAGCAATCCCAAAGCTGTTTAAAATGAGCTGGAATGTCATCTGTAGGTTGTTTTAAAAATATCTGATCTAAAGGAACTCTACTTCTAAGCATTCCATAGTCTGTCATAATATGGAACGTTAGTATTTTACCACATACAGATTGTATTCCAAATAAATAGGCATTATGGAAGGTATTATAATCTTCTTCTCGTTTTGTAAAATGAGAAAGTCTAATAAGACATTTAATGTTGTCTATATTATGATTTAGGATCATGATGCTTATTTACTACTCCTGAAAAACGGTCTACAAACTTTTGACTGGGGTAGATATTACTAAACCCAGATTGTATTTTAAGCTCATCCACATGCACCCATTTTTCTAGTCCATAATCTGCTCTATATTTAAACACCTTTTCTCCTTCAGGAAGTGTCCCCTCTTGATACATTTTAATCAGCTCCTCCATTTCGTATATAATCATCTATTATCAGTTTTATATTTAATCAAATCAATAATCTCAGCTTTTAGATAGGGAACATCATACTTTACTAAGTCTTTTACAATAGGATCTCCATTTGTATCTAATGCTGTAATAGGATTACCAAACTTATCCTTACCCGCTTCTTCAAATAGAATATGATGGAGCGTTAAGATACCAGGTTTTAATTTAGGATTGTGCTTTAAAATCATATACATATAAAGACTAAGCTGTAATGCATAGTGATTATAATTACAATCGTCTAAATGAGCTACAGGAGGTTCCATCTTTTGAGAGATTCCTTCCCAGTTTACATAACTAGAAGTCTTTATCTCTTTATTAGTCTTGTAGTCAGTGATATTTACGTACCCATTTACCACCTCTACAAGGTCTGATTGACCACATAATGCCACCGACTTTAGATAGACTAAATGTTCTGGGTATATTCCTTCTTTAAGCTTCTGCTCAGGAGCATATTTCACTCCTTCTTCCTCAATAGGTTTAAATACTGGAACAGTGACACCCTCGCGTTCTATTGTTTCTAATGCACAAAGGTCAGTTTCTCTACAATTGTGATACCATGTACCAAGATCTGTAGCTCGCTTTGCTTCACTTTTCCATGCAGCTTGGATGTCTTCTACACTCATCCCAAACCACTTACTCTTCTTATTCTTAGAAGACTTTAACGCTATTGCTTCTGATTCAAATGGTTGTTTAAACTGAGAAATAAAACTTGTGACGCTGGTCCACTCTATATCAGAGTTGTCTAACGATACATACTGATGTTTTTCTGGTTTAAATATCAAACTCATAATCCTAATTTTTCTTTTAACTTATCCTCCTCTTCTTGTGTAAGTATTGCTTTCCACTTATTAAGAGGACAATCTGAACTAAGACTTCTAGTCTTAAAT